ACTTTTGAAGAAGTTGCAATTGTAAATGGTGCAGGTAATAGTAATGAAGTAATAACATATCAAATTATTGATGATAATCCTTATGAAGGAATATCATATTATAGATTGAAACAAACAGATTATAATGGTAAATATACTTATTCTGATTTAATTCTTATAGAATATATAAAAGAATCAAAATTTATATTTAAAGTATATCCAAACCCTACACAAAAAGGACAAAAAACATATATTAATTTTGAAGGATTGACTCCAGGCACAATGATAAATGTAAAAGTAACTGATATTTTAGGTCAAGTAAAATCATCGACAGTTATAATTTCAGATAATACAGGTTCTATAATAGAAGCAATAGATCCTTTCAATAAACTTACCTCAGGTACTTATATAATTATTAGTTCGACTATGAATAAAGCATATAGTAAAATATTAATAATTAAATAATATCGAAAATCAAAAAAATATTAAAATATATTAAACTTTAATTTGTTTTTTATAATATATAAAATTAGTTATAAATGAAAATTTTAGTAAATGAAAATAAGACAAGGTTTTGTAAGTAACTCTTCAAGTTCTTCATTCATAGTAGATACAAACAAATATACTGTTAAAGAATTAGCTATTAATATGGCTAAAACTATGTATGAAATCTATGATTCAGAATTAATTCAAAAAATCAAAAATATGTCTGAAGATATTTCATGTATTATATTAGATTATAGTGATGATTCTCAAATAGTCAAAGAAGGTAATAAATTATATGTACAATGTTCATATCATATAGATGACTGGAATTTTGACTATATTTCTTATCATGAAGAAGGAGAATTTTATGAAAAATTTGATGAAAAATATGAAAATTTCCAAGCATATTATCCAGAGTATAATATATTCGGCAAAAAATGTTATATGGAGTATAGTAATTGTAATCAACCTGATTGTAATGGTGAAACATTCAAAATAAAATCAGGTGAGATTATTTGTGGAAAATGTTGGAAAGATGAAAATGGTAAATACCCAAAACATTTAGACAGAAAATATAAATTAAATAGAATATTGAAATGAGTAAAATAAAAGAATTATTTGATAGTCTTAAAATGACTAATCAAGATGTATTAATTATTGCGGAAACTCTTTATGAAAAACTTAATGAGCCAAAGGTAAGTGCAAAAGATAACCAAATTTGTTATATTGTTAAAAAGAATAAAACACAACATCTTCTTTTTATTGATGATATAGGTGATATAGAATATATCAAGAAAACAGGAAACGATATCGATTATAAAGTTTTTTACTTTGAAGACGGTATAAATATCGATGATATTATTAAAAAAATTAACTAAATGAATAAAATTGGTGACATCAAGACAAAAATAAAATTTGCATTCTTTCCTGTGAAAATGACAAATAGATTAAAAGGTAATGATTTTATTTGGTTTAAAAAATATATAAATATTTTTGAATATAAACAAATGACAGGTCGTAGAATGTTACCTATTGAAGGGATAGCATCGGAAGATGGTAAAGCAGTTTATGATAAAAGATTTAGTAAATATAAAACATATACATATGAAAAATGGGTTAGAGTTAATAGATATAAAAAATAAAGATAATAAAATTAAATATTAATTAAAATAAAATAAAATGATTACAAAAAAAGAATACATTGAAGCAAAATTGACAATTCAACTATATGAAAGTCAAAACGAAAGTCAAAAATCAACAAAAAATATACCAAACCCACCAAAACCACCAGAAAATAGACTACTTAGAGAAGGTGAAGAGCCACCTAACCCTAAATCATATTAAAATTATATTCTTCTTCTGTTTTATAATTTTTAGAACTGTTTATACATCTTTTTGTAATACATAAATTATCTACATTAGATATATCTTCCGGTGAAATATTATTGATATAACCATTATACAAACTTATTTTATGATCTACTGTTGGATAATCTTTATGGTGATATAGTAAATTAAAATTCTCTTTAATATATTGATTATCATAATAATCATAACCTTCCCAATTTTTTAATAATTTCTTTTTTGATTTTTTTGTTAGATTTCTAACATTAGATTTGTATTTTACCCATTTACTATATTCATTTTTGGTAATTTTAACACATTTTTCACAACCATGACCAGCTAAATGAGAACTAACTCTCTGTTCAAAAACTCCATGTTTTGGACATATTATTTTAATTTTCTGATTAACATTCTTAAATTCAACAAATGAATAATTATATTTATTATTATGTAATTTTTTGGATCTTTCTATAAATTCATCCGTTTTCAACCTCATATTATCAATCTTACACTCTATACAACCTCCACACAAATGACCTATTTTTGATTGTTCAAATATACCATGGATAGGACAAATTATTTTAACTTTTTTATTTTTTGTATCTACTAATGAATAATCATATTTGTTTCCGTGTATTTTAATTGATCTCTTAATAAATTCATCAATATTTATATTTCTATTTTCATTAGTACATAATGGACAATTAACTTTCTTTGATATGTGGTTATTTGGAGTTTGCTCAAATATTCCATGAACTGGACATATTATTTTAACTTTCCTTTTATTACTTTTATACTTAACTAATGAATAATCATATTTATTATCATGTATTTTATTAGCTTTTTCAATAAAATTTACCATTTTAGAACCATCAATTATACATTTTTTACAACCCTTGCCTCTTAAATGATTACATGACAATTGTTCAAATACACCATGAGTAGGACATATTATTTTAACTTTGATAGTTGATTTTATAAATATTGTTAGTGAATAATCATACTTATTACCATGTATTTTCTTAGACCTTTCTATGAATTTTTCCGTCTTATTCATATCTTATATATTAAATACCAAAAGCCAAAAAATGACATTTTTATATTATTTTTATAAAATAAACTTAACACAAATAATAATATATAAAAAGAAAAACATTTATATTTAATGCCAAGAAAAAAGATACCAGATGAATTAAAAAGAAAAAACATGAATGTAACAATAGATTGTGACTTGTTTAAGTTACTAAATAAATATATGGAAGAAAATAAAATATATAATAAATCAAAATATGTGGAAAATCTTATAATACAGGATCTAAAAAATAAAAAATATTAATTTAAAATAAAATAAAAAATATGAGTATAACAAATCTTAAATCACAAACATTACTTTCAGGGTTTTATGTAATATATAAAGGCAGTACAAATTTAGAGACAAAAGGAAACTATGGTATCAGTCATCTTACGGAACATCTGATGACAAAATCACTAGAGTGGATGATGGATGACTTCGATAAATTTTCAATTTCATGGAATGCATATACAACCAATGATCATATATGTTTTTACATGACAGGCTTAGATGAATATGTAAATAATTTCAAATATGATTTTATAGATAGTTTATCAAATTTTAACATATCACAAAAAGAATTTGATAATGAGAAAAAAGTGGTATTAGAAGAATTTAAAGATGTATATAATTCACAGTCCCAAAGTCATCAATTAAATTTAATGAGGAAATTATTTGATTATTATAATCCAATAGGATTAAGAGAAGATTTAGAAAAATTAACATTGAAAGATGTTAAAGATTTTATGAAATTACAATACACTAAACCCCACCAAATTATTAATGTTTCTAAAAATAATGATTTCAAAGCTAAAATTGATTTTGAGATTAAAATACCAGAAAAAACATTATATTATGGAGACTATAACAACACATTAGAATTAGAGAATGATTATAAAGGAAAATCATCTATAATTAATATTTCCCAAATGATTAGAGAAGATTTCCCATATATAAAATTTGCAACATCTATGTTAGGCACAGGACTCAAATCTCCACTTTATCAGGAAATTAGAGAAAAAAGAGGTTTAGTATATTTTGTTAGATGTTATTTAAGTTCAGAAACAAATGATAGTGGTTTAATATTTATTGAATCAGAAACATCAAATGATAATGTTATTGAATTCCAAGACACTGTTAAAATGGTTCTAGATAATCCTTCTAAATATATGACAAAAGAAAGATTTGAAATTGTTAAACAATCTTTTGAAATACAATTAAGAAAAAATGAAATCAATAGATATAGTAGTATTGGAAAATATATTACTCCTGTTGAATGGCAAGTAGAACCTATATTGAAATCTATCACATTAGATAATGTTATGGAAGTATATGATAAATATTTCAACTTTGATACTTTTTATAAAAGCATAGACAAAGATGAATTCAAATTGGGACGATAGAGTAAAACTAACAGTTCGGTTAGACACCGATTACAAACTGTGTTAGTGGTTAGTAAATACTTTCGTAGTATGCTCATTGTTCCAATCTTATGGTCATCTAATAGTAAGACTTTCTACAACCATTGAAAGAATATGGGTTCAAATCCCATCCATAAGCCTAACCTTAAATATTAAAAAAATGAGAATATTATTAAATGAAGAAGATTTCACCAAATTAACTAAAGGTGAAGTTATTAGAAAAGATGGTAATGAAATTGCATTACAAGACATTGGTTATGAAAGATTGATAAATATAATAGATGAAAATTATCAATCTTCTATAAAACAAAAGTAAAATATCCAAGTATAAATATTAAATTAAATTAAATTAAAAATGAAAATATATGAAATAACAGAAGAAGAAAAAAAAATATGGCAAAGTAATGAATTATATTTAAGATATGATGATTGTTTTGACAAAAATGGTGATTTTTTACTGATAAAAAACTGGTTAGAATTTGAAAATAGATTTGAAATTATTAAAAAGATACCAAAAGAAAAAGAATATTTATATAGTAACCTAACAAAATTAAATCCGAATCATTTATTATATGGCAAAAAGATATCACCTGAAATTGCGATTAATATAATAAGACAAGAAAAATTAGAAAGAATACTCAAATACGAGGAAGGGGATCGATATATTGTGTCCAAAATTTTTAACAAATAAAGAAGAGTCGTTGGGTCAAACTGTGATTAATGAATATAATAGATGAAAATTATCAATCTTCTATAAAACAAAAGTAAAATATCCAAGTATAAATATTAAATTAAATTAAATTAAAAATGAAAATTAGAAATGGTTTTGTAAGTAATTCGAGTTCAAGTTCTTTCGTAATGTTAGGATATGAAGTTGATTCTACAAAAGAAAATAAGAAATGGTTATTAGAAAATATCTATAAGATTGATATTTCTTCATTACCAAAAGATGAATGGGAAGAAAATCCTGTATGTTGTGGTAAAAAAAGAAGTGAAAAATTTTGTCCAGAGTGTGGCGAACAATTAGAAAAAATTAAAAGAGTAGAAGATGCAGATATAGATGAAGTGTTTTATGAATCTATATATGAAGAAGAATCTGAATTTGATATAAGAGCAGATACTGACAATGGTGCACCAAGAGACAAAATATTAATTGGCTATGATATTGCATCTGGACTTGAAGATGGTGGTGATGGTAGTTGTGTTATTGAAGAACAAATAAAAAAATTAGAAGATAATAAATTACATGAAGATGTAAAAATCAAATTATATTGGGGCTCATATTGCTGTTAATTTGTAAAAAAAAAAAAAAATGAAATAAAATGAAAATTAGAAACGGTTTTGTAAGTAATTCAAGTTCAAGTTCTTTCATATGTGATATATGTGGACATAATGAATCTGGATATGATCTAGGTTTATCTGATGCTGAAATGACAGAATGTGTAAATGGACATACATTTTGTGATGATCATATGATAGATATTGACAGAAAAGAAATTTGTATATCATTATTAGAAGATTCTATTAAAGGTTATGAAAAATCAATAACAAAAGATGAAGAGGATGATAATGAATATTATAAAAAATATTTAAAAAAATATACTGATATTTTAAGTACGATTGATACATTAGATGAAGATGAAATAGAAGATCTATTAAATGAAGATTTAGAATATAGATATAATGCACCAGAAATTTGTTGTCCAATATGTCAATTACAAAAATTATCAGATACAGATGCACTAAATTATTTATTATTTAAAAATGGTATAACAGTTGAGAATCTATTGGGAGAAATTAAAGAAAAATACACAACATATAAAAATTTTAAGGAGAAATTAAAATGAAAATAAGAAATGGTTTTGTAAGTAATTCAAGCTCAAGCTCTTTTATCATCATAAACAAAAAAGGCGGAGAATTAAGTAAAGATAAATTAATGGAAATAATGGATGTTCATATAAATTCACCAATGTATATATTTGCAAAAGAAATAGTTGATGTAATATATAATAGTTGTTCATCATCAAAAACATTAGAAGATTTTAAAAATGAATATTATGGTTCATATGGTACAATGGAAGATTTTAGAGAAGAAGAACCAGACATGGTTAAAATGTTTGAAGAATGCCTTGAAAAAGGTTGGAGTTATCATCATGGTTCTGTATCTGATGAAGAAGGTGGTATGGAATCAGCACTTTGTAGTATGAATATAGATTTTGAAGATGATAACATAAAAATAGAAAAAGATGGGGGATATTAATGAAAATAAGAAATGGTTTTGTAAGTAATAGTAGTTCCAGTTCATTTGTAATAATTGGAAAAAAATTAGAAAAAACACAAGATAATTGCAAATATATATGTGATAAATTTTTAATTATAAACGAAAAAGAAATAAATGAATTTAAAGAAATGGTATGTTGCAATAATGAAATAAAAAATAATTTCTGTCCTACTTGTGGTAAACACATAGATGATATCGAAGGCACAATAAATTATATGGCATTATTAAATGAATACCAATATGATATATCTGATATAGATATTCATAGTACTGAAGATGACACTATAATTGGTATATCTATTGATTTGAATTTAGAACATGATTCTATTGATATTGATAAATTCATAACTAAAATGAAAAATGCTAAAAAAGAAGTAGAAAAAATAGGTATTGATGGTAAAATCAAATTACATTGCGGTACATCATACACTTAAAAATCTATAAAAAATATATAATAATATAATCGGGACATCTCCTTACACACTTGCTGTAAATTCAGAAAATGGTTTTCTACAAATTTGCATATTATGTCCCGGTTTTTTTTATTTTAAAAATTTTACCTATCTTTGTATTAAAATAAAAAAACATGAAACCAGAAGAAAAAATTTTAATAGATAATTTTAATAAATGCTTTTTTATGACTCATGATGATTATCCTGATAATATATTACATGTTTATGATAAAAAAATATTAAGACAACGCAAATTAAATAGAGTTTTGAATGAAAATACTGAAATAAAATTAAAACCATCAAAGGATTCTTCAATAATTTTATTTAGACAGGATTACAAAAATAACTATTTTTGGGTAAATTATAATGAAATTTGGTCATTATTAGAATCAAAATATGGACTTAATTACAAAGAAATCAAAGAGTTAATAAAGGATACCTTGTTGGAACCTGACAAAATGAAGGCATTAACACCTCTTGCAAATCATCTCTCGTTACCGAAGTGCTTGTTGGAACCTGACAAAATGAAGGCATTAACACCGATTATTGGGGAAACGACCTTTATCTTGTTGGAACCTGACAAAATGAAGGCATTAACACTCTGAAACGATGCCACGAAGGAGTTAGAGCTTGTTGAACCTGACAAAATGAAAGAACTTTTTCATTTTCTTCTAACACTAACAAATGAAGACTAATAAAATAATAAAAAACATGAAATTTACAACAAAAATTATTTGTGACAAGTTAGATATTGATGAATCAAAGATATTAAATATCTATCCATATGGTTCAAAGATATATGGTACTGATACAGAAGATTCAGATGATGATTTTGTTATAGTATACAAATCCTCACTATTACCAAGTGGTGCATTCAAAGACAATGCTATCTCTTCAAATGATTGGTTAATACAAGGCACTTGTTATTCAAGATCTGGGTTCTTAGATGATATTGATAAATATCAAATAAATGCATTAGAATGTATCTTCTTACCTGAAGATAAAATCATACAAAAGAAAATGAACTTCAATATTAGAAAATTTTACAAAAAAGAATTTTCTAAAAATATAATAACTACTGCTTCAGCTAGTTGGCATAACTCAAAATTATCATACATTGATGATAATATAGATAGTGCAAAGAAAAACTTCTATCATGCATTAAGAATTCTTGATTTTGGTAACCAAATATTAGAACATGGTAAAATCATAAACTACTCTAGTATGAATGAAACCAAAAAAGATATTTATAATGAAGAAAATTTCAAACCAAAAAATTGGCACAACACTTTTATTAAATACCAAAATAATTTAAAATAATTTTTTATTCTAATAATAAACCTTACATTTGTAAAATGAAAAAAGATAAAATCAAAGAAATTATAAAAACTGACAAATTCAAAACTACAATTATGAATATTGTTGGTCTTTCTATTGTTTGTGTTTTAGTTGGTATAATTATTTATTTATACTATACAGGAAAAGATGTAAATGTAAATGATACTATTGTTGAAAAAGTTATAGAAAAACCAATAGACACAACTTGTATTAATATATTAGATGTTATAATTTTTCAAAAAGATAAAGAAATTAGAAAACAAATAGCTGAACAAGAAGCAAAAGTAAAAGAAGCACAAATATTATTAAACAAAAAAAGAAATGATTATCTAAATACTGGTGGTACAATAGATGAATGGTTAATAATCAAGAAAATAATGAACTATCAAATAGAAATCAAAAGAGCATTTGTCGAATTTGAAATAAAATCAAACCTATTACATAAATATTTAGAAGATCAAGATTCAATTTTAACTAATATGGTTCAATACAGATATGAAAAAGAAATGTTATTAGTAAAACAAGTTCAAGATGGATTGAAAGATACGACTATAATTAAAGGAAATGACACAATAGTAATAATTAAGAATAAAGAATAATATGGGGAAAATGGGAGATAAACAAAAAGAAATCATTAGTAATATTGAACTTATTGATGGTTCTATTGCTATTGTAAAAGATACAGAAAAATACAAAGCACTAAAATCAGAAGATTATAATTTTTTCTTCAATAAGAAAGATGGTTATTTTGTAAGATGGGGAAAAGGAGATTATACTAATAAAAAAACTAAAGCTACTAAAGAAGAATTAGAACTTTATTTTTTATGGTGCTCAATTTGGAAAGAAAAATTTGATATAAACGAATTTATTAGTGATTTGGATACTGATGGGAATTTATACCAAGGTCTGCCGGAAATAGCAGATGTGGAAATTTCAACCTCGTGCCACGGAGTTTCTATAAATGGTAAAAAGGCTTCTCCTTGTAGGTTTTGTTATAAATCAAATCATCCAAGAAAAAACGGTGAAGGTAATATGACATTAGAAACATTCAAAAAAGTTTATTCAGTTTTACCAGCATCCATTGGACAAATAGCATTTGGTATAACAGACATAGATGCAAATCCTGATATGTGGAAAATATTTAATTATACAAAATCAAACGGTATTATACCTAATGTCACAATAAATTGTGATAGAATGACAGATGAACGATTTGACAAATTAAGCCAAATATGTGGCGCAGTTGCATGTAGTTACTATGATAAAGATTTAACATTTAATGCTATAAAAGAATTAACTGACAGAGGAATGACACAAGTAAATATACATTATATGATTTCCTCTCAAACATTTGATGCTGCTATGCAACTTATGAAAGATTATAAAACAGATAAAAGATTGGAAAAATTGAATGCTATTGTTTTTTTAAGTTTAAAACCAAAAGGTAGTAAAAATACACATACTCGTTTAAGTGATGAGAAATTTAAAGAATTGTCAGATTATGCATTAGATAATAATATCCCTCATGGATTTGATTCCTGTTCACAGCCCAAATATATTAAGAGTATTAAAGGCAGAAAAGATGCTTCGCATTTAGAACAATATACTGAGAGTTGTGAAAGCACGTTATATAGTTTATATATCAATTCTGGTGAAAAAAACAAAAAAGGTGAAAGTGATCCTAAATTTTATCCTTGTTCATTTTCAGAAAAAGTTGAAAATGCTCCTGGCAATTGGTCAGAAGGTATATCAATTTTAGAATGTAAAGATTTTCTAAAAGATGTATGGTTTAACCCAAAAGTCAGAATATTTCATGATGTAACAGTTGACAATAAAAATAAATGTATTGCTTGTCCTATGTATGAAATTTAATTTTGATAATTTAATTGCAATATCTCTATTACACAATATCGATATTGTAATTACTTTTTTTTGAATTTGTCTATAAAATCTTCTTCTGTTTTGGAATTCTTCATACTATTAATATATCTTTTTGTAATACACAAATTATCTATATTTGAAATATTTTCTATGCTTATATTATTCAAATACCCATACAGAATACTATTTTTATGGTCAACAGTTGGATATAACCTATCATTTGAATTTAATAACAAATTCTCTTTTATATATTTATCATCATAATAATCATATCCGTCCCATATTTCATACAATTTTTTATAATTTGAATGAGACAAAGTTATACAATTTCTCTTATATTTAGAAAAATCTTTAATATTATCACTACAAACATTAAATCCATCTTCTATTAATTTATTTCTTAATTCCATTTTAAATTTATAATATTTAAAATAATTATCAACTCCATATTTTTTTATTAATATTTTTTTAATACTTTCTTTGAAAATATCAGATAGAAAATAATGTTCTACTCCAAATCTTTTCAAAGATGTTTTTTTAATTTTTTCATTAAATTCGTCTGTTTTTGAATAATGTTCTACTCCATATCTTTTTGTACATGTGCTTTTAATTTTTTCTTTATATTCATCTGTTTTTGAATAATGATCTACTCCATATTTTTCTAAATATGTTTTTTTAGATTTTTCAATAACTGATTTAGATTGTAATGAACAAACAACACCATATTTTTCTATATTTTTATCTTTTATTTTCTCTTTATATTCATCTGTTTGTGTATGGTGTTCAACACCATATTTTTTTAAACAAGAATTTTTGGTTTTCTCTTTTTTGTTATTACTTTGTAAATAATATTCAACTCCATATTTCTTTAAACATGTCTTTTTATCTTTCTCTTTTTTATCAACACTTTGTAAATAATATTCAACACCATATTTTTCTAAACAAGTCTTTTTCTTTTTTGTTTTTGTAGTTTCTAATAATGCAACATTATCCACACCATATTTTTCTAAACATGTTTTTTTGGTTTTTATTCCTTTATGTTTAATACAGACATATGTTTTTTGATTATTGTAATTTTTATAATAATCTCTAAAAAGTAATGTTTTTTCTACACCACACACATCACAACATGCAATAACTGGAATTGTACTTCCTCTAATTAAATCTTCAGCTTTAATAATTGTTATGTCACCTATTTTAACATCATATCCCATATTTATATAATGTTCTATATTATACTTCATTATTTTTATTTTAAAATCTACACTAATTAACATATCACAATATTATATTTTTTATATCATCATCTTTATCTTTAAGATCTTGATAAATTAACCATTCAATATATTTTGATTTATTAAAAATATGTTCTTTCATAGCATTATCCAAATTTCTATCAATAGAAATTGTTCTTTTAATTTTTTTCTTCTGTTTTTTCATGTTATATTTGTCCTGTTTAATATTATATATAAAATACCAAAAGTCAAAAAGTGGTATTTTTAGTATTATTTTAATAAACTTTCAATATAATAAACTATAAAATAAATATGGCTAGAGAAAAATTACCAGAAGATAAGAAAAAACCAAAAATAGGCGTAACAATCAATATAGAGTTAGATGAGATTCTAAACAAATATTTAGAGAAGTCAGGCACAAATCGATCCAAATACATTGAAAATTTAATAAGAAAAGATTTTGAAAACAGGGGAATGGAAATTAAACCAGATTTCGAGAAATAATTTTTTTTATATTAAAAATTAAATTACATTTGTAAAATAAATTAAAATAGAAAGGAGAAAAAAAAATGAATACTCTGATTAAAGTAAGTGATTTGATTAAATTCCAAGACAACCATACAATTGAGGAAAAATTAGAAAAATTGAAATTGCTCAGTGAAAAGGAAGAAAAATCGGATAATATGGATTTTGAGTACTCTTTCAAATTATTTAATACAGTGCAATATTATGAAAATTATCAACAGGAACAAAGAATTAGTAAGACCCCCGAATGAAAATCTATCTATGATATAAATGAAAAAGAAAAAGAAAAAGAAAACTTATTACAAAAGTTGTAATAAAAAGAGTTCAAAACATAAAACATTAAAAAGAAATGAGTGAAATTAGAGATGGTTAGATAACAAAAACAAACAAATAATAAATTAGATAGAATAAATTAAAAACAAACAAATAAACGAGTATAAATTAAATAAAATTAAAAATTATGTTTACAACAATTGGAGTATTATTAACATTAGCAGGTCTTTTCTTGATGGTTGGACCAAAATTAGGTTTCACATTTAAAAATGTAAATTTAACAAACAAACTATCAAAAGTTATATTAGCTATAGGTGTATTTGTAATAATGATACCTTACCTATTTTTCTATTCACAACCAGGTTACCAATATGTATTGATTAACCCATTCACAGGTAACAAACACGCAGTTATGTCAGAAGGTGTCAAGCCTAGATTCTTTGCAAAAATAATTGAAATGCAAAAATTTATTGATGTTAAAGTTGTACCTGTAAATAAAGAAGGAACACCATTAATTGATAAATCTATTTTAGATGAAATCGAAGGTGTAATGGTTCCTATCTCAGTTCGTTTTATTGACCAAGTAACAGCTACTGGTTTCGTATCAGTTAGATTTCAGTTACCACAAGTAGAAGAAGATTTTATTAAATTAGCAATAAAGTTCCGTTCATCTACCAATTTGGTTTATAATACACTAATACCAACTATACGAGCACAGTTGAAACAAACTGGATTTATGTTCTCAGCACAGGATTATATTTCAGGTGAAGCACAAGGCTTTAGACAAACATTTGAAGAAATGCTTAAAGGTGGTACATTCAAAGTAGAGAAAACTTCTTTCAATGATACAATTATGTCACCAATAACAAATAATGATGATCAAAGAGTTATCGCTGATATACAAACTCGTTATAGAGTTGAGAAAATGTTAGATAAAAATGGAGTACCTATTCGTATTGCTCACGAAATAACTGAAAACAAAGTTATTGTTTCTCAAGTAATAGTTGATAAAATCAGTTTAGAATCTACATTTAAGAAACGTCTTGAAAAACAAAGAGATGAAAGTGCTAAACGTCAATTAGAACAACAAAAAATAGAAACTGCGAAAGCCGCTCAATCACGTATTAAAGCTGAAGGTGAAAGAGACAAGACTCAAGAACGTGCTACTCAAGAAGTTGCCCAAGTTAAAACTCTTATTAAAATTGAAACTAAATTGAAACAAGAGAGAACTAATAAACAACTTGCTGAAATTGCATATGAAACTAAAAAATTGGAAGCAAAATCTCAGAAAGTTATGGCTGATGCACAATCATATGAAAATAGAAAATTACAAAATGCTGGACTTACACCATTAGACAAAGCTAGAATAGATAAAGAAAAATCAATTGGTGTTGCCGCAGAATGGGCAAAATTAACATTACCTGTTACCATGACATTAATAAATAGTGGTAGTAGTGGTGGAAAAGAATTAAGTGTTATAGAATCACTTATTGGTGCCAATTTAGTAAAAGGTTCATCAAAATAAAAGAACCAATTTTCTAAACCATAAAAGGTCTGATGTCAATTTGATATCAGGCCTTTTTTTTTATTCATTATTTTGTTGTATATTTGTAAAAATGAAAAAGAAAAAATACTTAGATAGAAAATATGGTTCTAGATCTTGTCAAAGATCTCCTAGAGGCAATTTAGGTTTTGGTAAGAAGAAATCTTTAGAAGAATTGCCTTTTAGAGAAAGTATGAGAATGAAAAGGCATAAACAAGATCCATGGGGAGATTTTAGATATAAAGAACAAGTTGATTGGAAACCATTTGATGAATTTCTTATGTCAAAAATAAATACACCTTGGAATGATGTTTACTCTGAACTTCTGACTAAAGTAAAAGAAAAAAATAAATTTTGGTTGAGAGATAATTTATATTGGATGGTATCAAGAGATCATATATATGATGAAAAAGGTAATGCTTGTCATCAAAGATATTCATATAGACATTATGAAAATTCAAGATTATTATATGATAGTTTATTTGTTGATAAATTTGGATATTTAAGATATTATGAAACAAAAGAAGAATTAATCTTCAATACTAAAATGATTTTAAGAGAAAAGAAATTAGAAAGGATACTTGGATTAAAAAATTAGAAAGAATATTATTTAATATATAGGTTAATGTATAATTATAAAGCATATAGTAAAATTTTAGAAACCTTATCAAAAGATAAAACAAACATGAAATATTATATTCCAACATATGAAGATGCAATAGAAATGGTAAAATCCAAAGGTGAATTGGTTTTTTATGAAACTAAACATGAAATAGATGGCTACCAAGTATCTGTATTCAATTATAGACTTGCACAATACACAGACTTCATTAAACCAGTAAAAGGTAGAGAAGATATAATAGATGCTAAAGAGATGAGAGGATTAACATATGTATTCGATAATGGTTCTCTATACAAAAGATATATCATGTTACAGAAATTCTGGAATGTAAACCAAGTCACCGAAACTCAATACAATGTAATAAAAGATTTTAAAATAAAAGCTGTTTATAATAAAGAAGATGGTTCACTTATATCTTTTATCCAGTTGCCTAATGGTAAAATTATACCAAAAACTAAAATGGGATTTGATAATGATCAAACAAAAGAAACACAAAAGATATATGACACTGATGAAAATATACAAAACTTCGTTAAATGGTGTTTAGATAATGATATGGTATCTATGTGGGAATATGTATCATGGCAAAATAAAATTGTATTAAATTATAATGAACCAGAATTGATATTATTGAAAGTAAGAAATAATACTACTGGTGAATATATAGATATTGAAGATTTTAGAGATAGAGGTATCAAGATTGTAGAAGGTGAAAAAGTAGATAACCTTGATGATTTGATGAAGAAAGCAGAAACAGATAAAGATAAAGAAGGATGGGTTATTCAATTTGATAATGACTATTTAGTAAAGCAAAAAACAGCTTGGTATTTTTTAAAACATCGTATGTTAGATAATTTATCTCAAGAAAATATCATCATAGAAATGATATTAAATGAAACTATAGATGATGTATTATCACAGTTAGATGAAGAAAGAGATTCAGAACAAATTGAATGGGTAGAAAATATAGAAAATAAGATAAAAACTTTTATAAATAAAAAACAAGAAGATGTTGAAAAACTACTAAAGAAATATAATAAAGATATAAGAGAATTTGCTATAAAAAACAATAAAGATATAAATTTTGGGATAGCTATACAAGTTATTAGAGGTGGAGATTTATATGATAGTATTAAAAATTATATTAAAAAACAAACACACAAATTAGAAAAAGCTAGAATATTTTTAAGAAATATCTAATATCTCCCAATTTATACTATTTACAACATTAATTATCTTATGATTTTCTCTGAGTTTCTTACTTATTTTTCCTTTATTTATATTTTTAAGAAAAGTAAAATAACTTAAATTATTTTCATTACAAAATTTACTAATATTATTAATAAAAGTAATTTCACCATTAGGTGAAATTGCTTTCCATTTTATTGGCACTATACTTTCCCATGATTTAATTCTACCATCTTTTTCATAATTAATAAATTCCCAGTTCTCACAATTTAATACTTCAACTTTATTTGTTCTTTTTTTTATTATTTTTATTTTACCATTATTTCTATTTCTACTAATTGTCCTGATATCTAAATTATATTCATTACAAAATAAATGTATTTTATTAAATTTATATTCTTTTCCATTAGGATCAACTAAAACATATTTATATTTTTCTATAATAGGAATATCATCTCTTATTACTTCCCAACCATTACAATTTATTGTTTCTTGTTTAGGACTAAATCCACTATTATTTAATTTTATTTTACCTCTATTTACAAACTTTCTCAATTTATGAAAATTCAATTCATTCTTTCTACAGAAATCACTCAAACATACATTTTCATATCTTTTATTATCTGGACTAATTAGAATAAAATTCTTATTAACTCTTCCTTTTCCAGAAACTGATAACTTCTTTTTTGTTTCTTCTGTATGTTTATAACCTTCTTGTACATGAATTCCACCATAATTTTCATTAGTTAATATATCTAATCCTATTTTCTTTATTGTTTTTCTTTCTAATTTTAATGATTCTAACTCTTTTAGATTTTCTTTTATCTTTATTATTATAGGTTCCATATCTGAATATAATATTTCTCTTATGGTTTTATATTTCTTACTATCTTTATATTTATTTTTATTTTTAACTTGTATTAAATGTCTATAACATCTATCATTTTTACCTTTACCTATATAAAATGGCTTATATTTATATTCTATACCATTATATATAAATTGTCCTTTTTCTCTTGGATCTAAATAAGCATATACATAATATTCATTTTCCATATTATTAAATATGGTACTTCCAAATACACATATTTATATATATTTATATGGTATTTTTTTATAATTAAATTTTTATATATAACAACAGAAAAAACAATTAATTAAATGGAATACATTAATATAATTCTATTAAATATTAAATCATCGTCTTGGATATTAAAAATTTTAACTGTATGTTTAGGTTTTTTTGCTCCTATTCATTTAAGTTTAGTAACTATGTTAGTATTAATAAGTGTTGATCTTATAGTTAAATTATGGGCATTGAAAAAAACAGGAGAAAAAATAAGATTTAGTAGGTTAGTTAGAGGTACAGGAAATAAATTAACTGCATATTTATTATCAATTTTATCATTATTCTTATTTCAATCAACATTTTTCTTAGAAGGTATGTGGGATTTTACAACTATATTAGTAGGTTTATTATGTGCTGGTGAAATAAGTTCCATTTTTAATAATATGTTTATCATAACAAATAATAAAACGTTCTTATTTATAAAAGATAAATTAGACGGATGGATAAAAAATAAAAAATCCCAAAAATAATAGTTTGGCACCATATTTGTATCTTTATAAATAAAAACTTATAAATATGAAAAAATTATTATACCTTTTAATCCCAATTTTACTTTCAAGTTGCACAATAAATAAATATTATACAACATCTACACAACAAACAACAGATGATGTATACTATAAAAGAAGTGAAAATCCAAAATACACTAAAACAGAAACATATATAGAAACTAAAGATACTACCGAAATCACAAATATAACAAATAATTATTATGAAGATAACTATTCTTATACATCAAGAATAAATAGATTCCATAGACCTTATGTAGGATTAAATTATTATAGTTATTATCATACACCTTATTATTTAGGTAATGTTTATAATTATTCATGGTATAATCATAACTATTCTTATTCTTGGTATAACCCTTATTACCATAATTATTCTTATAATAAATATTCTTGGTATAAACCATATTATAATCATAATTATTATTCATATAATAAACCATATAATCATACACCAAGAAATAGATATTATGGACCAAGAAAATCTGCAACAAGAAATGGCACAAGAAAACCTACAACTACAAGAAAAACTATAACACCAGTTAAAAGTTCTACACGAAGTACTGTAATAAAAACTATAAAAACTACACCAAGAAGTTCTATAAAAACTACACCAAGAAGTACTAGAACTCAAACAAAAACTTATAATAAACCTGTAAGATATAACCAGTCTAGAAAAACATATAATACACCTAGAACAAGAACTAGAAGCTCTACGCCTGTCAAAAGGTATTCACCTGCTAGAAGCTCTACGCCTGCTAGAAGCTCTACGCCTGTTAAAAGGTATTCAGCACCTGCTAGAAGTTCTACACCTGTTAAAAGGTATTCAGCACCTGCTAGAAGTTCTACACCTGCTAGAAGTTATAATAGAAGTTCATCACCTTCAAGAAGATAATTTCACAATCTTATTTTAATATATAGATATATGGATTCTTACAGTAAATTTGTATCAGATACTCCTAGTAAAGGAAAACTTTTTATAGAAACAGATGATGGTGAATATTCAGAAGATTGGAAATTAACCATAGACTTATCTAAAATATGGAAAGATCATACTGAAAATATTAAAACATTATTAGATTTCAATAATGAATATGCAACAACTCTTACAGAGAATAGTGAAACTATTGCTAAAACTTGTGGAGAACAATGCTGGAATGAAATAGAACCAATAGCAATTAATAAATTAAAAGAAGCTACAAATAATGAAGAATCAGAATTAATATATAATAACCTATATGACATATATGATAAATATGAAATATTAATAAAAACAGACAATATACAGAATGAAACACCTGAAAACGTTTGATATTTATAATGAAAGTAATGATGATTTTAATTCATTTGTAAATGGAGATATAGTTAGATTAATTTGGAATAAAGAAGAACATATAGCCAGAATAGTAAACAAAAAATCTAACAATTCTTATATAGTAAATATACAAAGAAATAACCATTTCTTGCCTAAAGGTGTTCTAGTTAATGGTGATGATATTATTGAATTAGTTACTGGTAATTCAGAACCGGCTGAAGGAGATTCATGGACCAAATTTAAGATGGGCAAGGTTAGCAATGATATGGCTATTAATAACTATGGCTCAGGTGGCAATGATAGTGTAACTAACATAGATACTGCTGGAGGCTTAGGTGTCGCAGGACCATAAACATTCAAGTTTATCTTCAATATTTTCTTTATAACTTATTCTTATAAGTTTTATATCATTTTCTTTACAATATACCGTTTTAATATTATCTCTTATTTTTATATTTTTAAATTCTTTTTCTCCACCCCATTCGTTTATTGGTTCATAATGTTGTCTACCATCATATTCTATACATATATTATATTCTGGTAAATAAAAATCAAATGACAATTTCTTAATATTAATACAACCTTTAAATTTTTGTTGTCTCTCATATTTAATTTTATAATCATCTAATATATTTGATATTTTAATCTCTCCTTTACTTTCTCTACAAGTAGGACAACCTGAACCACCTAAATGGTTATCAGGTTTCTGTAAAAATTCTCCATGTTTATTGCAAATAATTTTTACTTTAGTTCCACAATTTTCATATTCAACCAAAGAATAATCATATTTATCACCGTGTATATTAATTGATTTTTCTATAAATTCTTCTGTATTTGATTTATAATTACCTGCACAATAAATACAGCCTTTACCTCTGAGGTGATTGTTTGGTATTTGTTCAAATATACCATGTTCTGGACAAATTATCTTAACATTATCTAACCAATTTTTATATTCTACTAAAGAATAATCATATTTATCTCCATGAATTTCTTTAGATTTTATTATAAATTCTTCTGTATTAGATTTATAATTACCAGAACACTTAGAACAACCTGCACCATTCATATGATTACAAGCAATTTGTTCAAATATACCATGTTCTGGACAAATAATTTTCACTTTTTTCTTATTATTATAATATTCGACAAGTGAATAGTCATATTTATTATCATGAATAATTTTTGATTTTTTAATGAAATTTTTTTCTTTAGTTTTTATATTTTTTGTACAAATTTGACAACCTCTACCATATAAATGATGTTTAGGACTTATCAAAAAAACACCATGTTCTGAACAAATAATCTTTACTTTCATAGACGAATTTATATACTCAACTGATGAATAATCATATCTATCTCCGTGAATATTAATTGATTTTTCTATAAATTTAATTGTTTTGATCATACATTATATATTAAATTTTATAGACCAAAAGATTGGGAAAAACTCAAAATGGGTAATTTTATAATTCCAACTGTTTATTAACAATAATATTATAAGGATCAATTTTTTTACCATCTCTTATTATTTCATAATGTAAATGTACTCCTTTAGCTCTACCACTTCTACCAGCAAAACCAATAAGATCTCCTTGTTTCACAATAACATTTCTTTTTATATTTTTAGGTTTTTTATTAAGATGAGCATATAAACTTTTGTAACCAATAGCATGTTCTATTATAACACAACGACCATATCCACCTTTTCTACCAGAAAATATTACTTTTCCTGAACCAGTAGCATATATAGAATCATTAAACCGAGTATATAAATCTAAACCACTATGAAATTTTATAGTAGAATCAAATGGATCTCTTCTATATCCAAATCTTGATATAATTACAATAGAATCTAATGGTAAACCAAATGGAAGGATACTTAAATACTTTTGGTATTCAGTGTTATTTTTTTCTAATTCATTAATTTTATTAACTAATTCAATTTCTGTACTTGTGTAGATTTCATTAATACTTTTTAATTCAGAATCTTTATCATATAATAAAAAGAAAGATACTAATATTATAATAAAAAAACCCAACAACAATAAATACATTGTTTGGTTTCTCTTTTTTATTTTTTTTCTAACATCGTCAAATTTACTCAAAATGTTTTCTTTTTATATATTAATAAATTCTAATGCTTCTTTCAATCCGAATTCTAATGCTTCTTCATAAGAGGTTGTTTTATTATTATCTCCCTTAATAAAATTATCATAATCATCATTAACTAATATTTCATAATTATAATGATTTTCATATACAAAACAAGGATAAGCATTTATATCAATTTTGTGATTTTCTCTTAACCATTTCCGATTGTGTAGGTCTATAACAATCAAATGTATATCCTTCACCAATCAAACCAGTATATTCATCAATATATTTTCCTGTATCAGATTGCACAAAACATTCTACACAATAAACATCATGTCCTTTTTTCTTTGCTAATTGTGCTGTTTCAACACTAATTAGTTTATCATTATATTCATTAAATTCTTTCATCATTTTAATTCTAGTCTATATCTACCAAATTGTTGTAAATAATCTGTTCCTCTTTTACCATTTCCATCCAAAGGTATATATTTACCTTTTTTCTTCAAAAATTTTTTTACATTACCTGCACCAACTAAATGAGCCATAGCAATAAGTCCTGATTCTGTTATGTAATAGTTTCCTATCCATTTTCCATTATATTCTTTTATCTCTTTTTTCAACATTAGTTTCACTCTATTTAACCATTTCAACATATATTCCTCTTGTAATGTAGAATCATTAAGAAAAATATGCATTGGAGAATTACAATCTATATCTGTCCTTGCCATTTTACCTAATTGATATCTGCCCCAATAATTAGAATAGACTATTCGTTCTTTATCTTCTTTATAAATTCTACACTTACTATAATCTCTTCTAGACTCTACATAAGCTAATTGATATAGAAAATCACTCCTACTATCACAACCTATATCCTTAACATAAACTATCTTAGCAGGCGAATAAACAGGAACAAATTGAGTATCAGGGTGTTTGATATATAAGTTATATAACAATATAATTATTATTATATATGCTATGTTTTTTGAAGTGATTATCCATTTATATTCACCAAACTTCCAGAAATTCCTAATTCGTCTCAAACAAAGCTTAAAAAACACATCTCTCTTACGTTTTAGTAAACTCTTATACTCAGCCATCATCTTATCAAGATCATCGTCCTTATGTTCTGGGAACTTCTTAAAGATGTATTCATAAAATGTTTTTAACAAGTAAATTAAGTAAAATTTCATATTTTATAGTTTTGGTTAATAATATACAAATATAGGAAATCATTTAAACAAAAAAAACCTAGAACAACTCTAAGTTTCATTTTTATTATCTTAATCTTATAAATTTACATTTAAGATAATTTGTTATTTCATCTTGTCTTCTCTTGTCTTTTTCATTAAGATTACCATACTTATCAAAATGATGTGTTTCATCATATTCATATACAATATTATTTTCTTCATCATATCCGTCCAACCAATACCCTAATTCTTTTATGTAATACTCACCACCATTCATTGCATGTTGTATGTGTATTGATTCCTTTTTACTAATACTATCAAATATTCCACAAGCATATTTATTATAATTTGGAAAAATTTGAAATCCATTTTCCAAATTTTTATTTATTCTTTCTATTGTCTTCGTCCTAACACTTCTAATACCACAAATTCTACATCCATAACCTTTATCAGTATGGTTAAAAGGATATTGCAAAAAATATTTATTACAAGTATTACAATATATTTCAACTTTTGTTTTTGCATTAATATATTTTGTTTTATCATAATTATATTTGTCACCGTGAATATCTTTTGATCTTCTAATAAACTCACTATTTGTTAAATTTTCATGATTTGTGCAAAATTTACAAGAATGTTTATTATATAAATGATTACTAGGTGACTGTTCAACAATTGACCCGCAATCATTACAATATAATTTAACCTTTGTTGTTACATTTTTATATACAACAAAATCATATAAATACTTGTCACCGTGAATATCTTTTGATCTTCTAATAAACTCATCTTTTGATAATCTAATATTACCCGCACATTTAGGACACGCTTTAGGGTTAGTTTTATGTGTATGGTTATTTGGACTTTGTTTAAAAATGCCATGTATAGGGCAGATTATATTAACCTTAGTCATAGTATTTATATACTCAACTAATGAATAATCATATTTTTCACCATGAATTTCTTTGGACTTATTAACAAATTCTTCACATGTTAATCTTGGCATTTATTTATATAATATTTTTATTATATCTTCTGTTAAAACACCTATTAACTTTTTACCATCTATATCTACATTTGGTATATTTCTAATAATAGAAAACTTATCATTACCTTCAATTACTAAATTTTTTACATGTTCTAACATTTTATCATTCTTTTTATAATATTCTTTTAATGATTCAATGAATTTTTGGCAATCTATCCCACTACGGTTGTTATATTTAATCAACTGTAATTCTTCTACATTATTATCATTAACAACAGTTTCCTTTTCAATAATAAAGTACCATAATTTCTTTTTCGGTATTCTAATATTTTCAAGGAAATTAAAAGCTTTTGATGCTTTTATATTTTTTGGAAACTTTGCTACTTTTCCATAAAAATCTACTTTTTTATTTTCAGTCATTGAAATCGTTATTTTGTTTATCTTATATATTTATAATGAAAGGTCTAAAAATTCTATTTTAAGATTTATAATTAAATTTTAAGTTACCAGCATTATAAATGCGGTATATTTTTCTTTCTAACATTATTTCATGTTCACTTTTATTTGGATCAAATCCTTCTTTGATTAATACATCTTTTCTGTAATTAAATCTATATCTTCTAATACCATCAACTATATAATGATAATTTGGTGATGTTTTATGAATAAAATTGAACCCCAATTGTTTATATAAATTACCATTTGAATGACTTCTGTCCGCATATGTTAAGATTTCATTATATTTATAATTCTTTGTAAAATATTTGAATAGTCTTGATGCACCACCAACTATATTAGTATTAATTTTATTGCAGAATCTAAGTAATTCATATTCTCCATCTTTACTTGAAGAATTTTGACTAATTCTTTTTTTACCAAATGTCATCAAAGAAACTAATTCATCATTGAAATACAATCCTATTTTTACTGAAGAACCAATAAAACCTTGTAAATGATTTTCATCTAAAAACTTTCTTATCAATTTATTGTCAGTTACTTCTTTTATTTTACATTTTCTAGCATAAATTTTATTTGGTGTCTTACCTAACTTATTCAATATCATTGACTTAACTATATCTTGTTTGTAATTCCAATCATCTTCCCATATATGAAT